AAAATCTCTCTCTGGTGGTGATTATGTAGAAAGCATACCCAAAAAAACTTACCAAGGAAGGGGAAAACACACTAAGTATGCTGCTACAAGTGCCAATAAACCTAAAAAAAGGTATAGAGGACAAGGAAGATAAGAAAGGAGACCTTAATGGTCTCTTTTTTTATGATAAATAACTTATATTTACTTAATTTTATGCCCTTAGAAAGGATTAGTAGGGGATTTAAGGACCTTAGCATGTCTTTTGAGGTAAATCCCATTAATAACGACCTTATTGGCGTTAAAAATAATACTGCTATTGCACGTTCTATCAGAAATTTAGTGCTTACTGTTCCTGGTGAGCGTTTTTTTAGTCCCAATTTGGGTTCTAGGGTAAGTGAAGTGCTATTTGACAACTTGGATGAGATTTCTGCATCAGCTATTAAAGATGAAATTAAAGAAACCATCATTAAATATGAACCAAGAGTCTCATTAGATGATGTAAAAGTGAATCCTAACTATGATGATAATGAATTTGACGTTACTATTACCTATACAGTAGTAGGAATTGATGCTCTTCCTCAACAATTAAACTTTGCACTACAGTCAACAAGATAAATGGCACTAGTAAAATTTACAGATTTAGATTTTGATCAGATAAAAACCTCCCTTACTGATTATTTAAGGGAAAATTCTGATTTTACTGATTACGATTTTGAAGGATCTAATCTTTCCAATATAATTGATGTATTAGCATACAATACTTACATAAATTCCTACAATGCTAACATGATTAGCAATGAGGTTTTCATAGATAGTGCTACTTTGAGAGAAAATGTAGTAGCATTAGCAAGAAATATTGGTTATACACCCAGATCGAGGACTGCATCAAAGGCAATAATTTCATTTTTTGTAGATACAACTGGATTTACTACTAAACCAGTCACTTTAACCCTTAAAAAAGGCATTGTAACCACTTCTGCATCAGTTTTTGGGTCAGAAAGTTACTCATTTTGCATTCCGAGTGACATAACAGTGCCTGTAGTTGACCAAGTAGCTACTTTTAACAATGTTACAATATATGAAGGGACATTTTTAACCTCAAATTTCACTGTTTCCTCTGATTTACCAGCTCCACCTACAAGATATATCCTAGAAAATGAGCATGTTGACACTTCTACCCTAGAAGTTACGGTAAGAGAAACAGAATCTAGCACTTCTTCTAAAAAATACGTATTTTCTGACACTTTAATAGAAGTTAAAGACACTTCTAGGGTATATTTTCTTCAAGAAATTGAAGATCAGAGATATGAGCTCATTTTTGGTGATGGAGTCTTTGGAGAAAAGTTAAAAGCACTCAATTATATTGAAGTTTCTTATATTACTACTAAAGGAGAAGCAGCAAATGGAATTTCTTCCTTTTCTTTCAATGGAAGAATTGTAGATAACAATAATAACCTTGTAAGTACAGGAATTTCTATCCTTTCTACAGTAAGTCAGTCTGTAGGTGGTAAAGAAATTGAATCTGTAGACTCAATTAAGCGTTATTCACCTAAAATTTACTCTGCTTATAATAGAGCAGTCACAGCAGGTGATTATGAGGCACTAATTCCTAAAATTTACCCAGAAACTGAGTCCGTTTCAGTTTTTGGAGGTGAAGAATTAACTCCTCCTTCATATGGAAAGGTTTTTATCACTATAAAACCATTTTATGGACCTTATGTACCAGATTCTATTAAAAATAACCTTAATACTCAATTAAGGAAGTATTCTGTTGCTGGAATTGTTACTGAAATTTTAGATTTGAAATATTTGTATGTCGAAACACATATTAATGCTTATTATAACCCAAATTTAACTTCAAGTGCAGATTCTGTGAAATCTACAATATCTAACAATATTACTAAGTATTCTGATTCATCCGAAATGAATAAATATGGAGCAAAATTCAAATATAGTAAATTTCAGACTATTGTAGATAATAGTAATGATTCTATAACTTCTAATATTACTAAAATTGAAATAAGAAGAGATATGAAACCTTTAATTAATCAAAATGCAGATTATGAAGTTTGTTTTGGTAATTCATTTTATATAAAAAATATGAATGGTTATAATATTAAATCATCAGGATTTACTATATTTGGAATATCTGATACTGTTTATATGAGTGATTTACCAAATTCGGATGGCAAAACAGGAATTTTATTCTTGTTTAAATTGACATCTAGAAATAATCCTCAAATTGTTTCTAATAATATAGGTACTGTTGATTATGAAAAAGCTGAAATATTAATTAAACCTATTAATATTACTGGAACATCTAAAAAAATTCAAAATATTCCAATAATAGAAATTTCTGGTTGTCCTAAATCTAACGATGTAATTGGATTGCAAGATCTTTATTTACAATTAGATATTAATAATAGTACCATTGATATGGTTATTGATAATATAGGTTCTGGTCAAAATACATCAGGTAATCTTTATACAGCAACTTCTAGTTATATGGTTGGAGATATAGCTAGAATGACTGATAGTGAGATGACAAATACCTCCCTCCTCTCCTCAGATACATATGTATTAGGATCTTCTAGTACACCACAGGTCGCCCCTCAATACTAATATCAATGCCAGAAAATACAAGGGTTAAAATTAGTTCGGTTGTTAAAAATCAACTACCAGATTTCGTTAAAGCAGATTTTCCTCTTGCTGGCGAATTTTTAGCACAATATTATACTGCATTAGAAGGTCAGGGGTCTACTTTAGACGTTTTACAAAATATTGACAAATATGTCAAAATTGATGAGTTAACAAACCTTACAGATTCTACATCTCTTTCAAATAATGTAGAAATTGCTGACGATATTATAAATGTAGATTCTACTACTGGATTTCCTGATACTTATGGATTACTTGAGATAGATTCTGAAATTATTACTTATACTGGAATTACATCTACTTCCTTTACTGGATGTGCTAGAGGATTTAGTGGAATTACTTCATATAGAAATCCTATTGACTCAGATGAGCTTATTTTTTCCCAATCTGGAATTTCTACTCATTCTTCAGGTACTGTAGTTAATAATTTAAGTATTAGATTTCTTAAAGAGTTTTTTAAGAAAGTAAAAACTCAAATTACACCAGGATTTGAGGAAAGAAAATTATCTGATGATATTAATGAAAGATTATTTATTAAACAGTCTAAAGATTTCTATTCTTCTAAAGGAACAGACCAATCTTTTGAAATTCTTTTTAGATCTTTATATGGAAAGGATGTAGATGTAATTAAACCACGAGATTTTCTTTTTATACCTTCAGATGCTGATTATAAGGTTTCTAAACAAATAGTAGTAGAAGCATTGGAAGGAGATCCTATGGATCTCTTGAATAGGAATTTATTTCAAGACGATTCATATGGATCTCCTAAAGCTAATGGATCTATTAGTGATGTAGAGGAGATAGTAAGAGGAGATAAATCTTATTATAGATTAAGTTTGGATTATAAACATAATTCTGATAGAGTTGATGGAGATTTTTCTATACATCCTACCACTAAGTTGATAGATAATGTTTCTGTTGGATCTACTGTCTTAACTGTTGATTCTACTGTAGGGTTTGGAACAACTGGAACTTTAATAGCAAATTATGCAGATGATACATTTAGTTCTATAAAATATACTTCAAAATCCTTAACTCAATTTTATGGATGTTCTGGAATAGATAAAGATATATCTTCTACACAAGATTTAAGATTAGATCAATATGCTTATGGATATTCTGGTATAGGAACTGCTGATGTAGTAAAAGTTAGAGTTACTGGAGTTTTATCTAATTTAAATTTAAATTTTAATGATACTTATTATAATGAAGTAGGAAATACAATAGAACCAAAAGGTTTAGGTTCTGTTTCTACTAGTGAAATAACTAAAAACTTATTTACTAATATTTCTATTACTTATAATGTAGAATCCATAGAACTTATTGATGATTCTAACTTTACATATAAGTTAACTCTAACAGATAATCATGATTTTAAATCTGGTGATGATGCATTAATTAATAGTCTTTCTTGCGAAATTATTTCTCTTATAAGTTCTAAAGAAGTTTTGATTAAAGGTTCTGGTGAATTAAATCCAAATACAACATATCGAATAGAAAGATTATTAACTAAAGCTCTTTTAAGCAACTATCCTAATGCTAGTATTTACACTACTAATGTCCAGAATTCTTATTTAGCTGGTGATGATGTATATATTGCTTCTCCTTCAATTCCAAGTTATTTTAACAATGCTTTAGATATTAGAGAAACTGATATTACATTTTCTGGGTCATTTGATAATAGTACTGAGATAATAATTAATAATCATGGATTAGTGACAGGTGATAAGGTAACTTATGTGAATGGTGGAGAATCTAATAAGTTAGATATTGATGAAGGTGAATATTTTGTCCAAAAGGTAGATATTAACACTATAAAGATTTCTAAAAGTAATGCAAATATTGGTAATAGCATATATGTATCTTTTAGTGGTTCTGTAACTAATAATAAATTTGAACTTACTAGATTTGCTCAAAAATCAATACAATCTCAAAAATTACTAAGAAAAATTAAAAATCCAGTTTCTTCTTTTTCTAACCAATCGACTATTCCAGGAAAAACTGGAATTTTGGTAAATGGGGTTGAAATACTTAATTATAAATCTAATGATGTAGTTTATTATGGACCAATTGAAAAAATTTCAGTTACAAGTGGAGGGGATAATTATGATGTTGTAAATCCTCCTATTTTATCGGTTTCTGATTTAACTGGTGTAGGTGTATCTGCTTATTGTGAAATTCAAGGTTCTGTAGAGAAAATTGATGTTATCGATGAAGGATTTGATTATCTTTCTACTCCTACTATAAAAATATCTGGAGGAAATGGTTCTGGGTGTGTTGCATATCCTAATATAATTTTAAAAGACCATTCTTTAACATTTGATTCTACAGAAATTGGTGGTTATGTTAATCTTACTAATAATACTATTGGATTCTCAACTTATCATAAATTTAGAGATGGTGAACTAATAAACTATATTACAGACACTCAAACAGCAATTGCTGGATTGACTACTGATGCATATTATTATTGTTGTATTAAAGATGCAACTACTGTTTCATTGCATGGTAATTATTCAGATGCTATTGCAGGAGTTTCTAGTATTGGACTTACTGGATATGGAGAAGGTATTCAAGAATTAAAATGTGCTAGTAAAAAAAGAGTAGTTGGTTCTGTAAGTATTGGAAGTTCTGGTTTTGGTTATACTAATAGATTAACTTCTACCACTTCTTCTGGAATTAATACCTCTAATAATACTATTAATATATCTGATCATGGATATAAAACTGGAGAACTCATTAGATATGATAATAAAACAACTCCTATTATTGGACTCACTACTTTAACAAATTATTATGTTACTGCAGTGGATAGTGGTTCATTTAAATTATCTGCTGTTGGTGTAGGGTCTACTGCATCCAATTTTTACTTAAGAAATAAAGATTATGTTCAATTAGGGTCTGGGGGTGCTGGTATTCATGAATTCAATTACCCTCCAGTTCAGGTGTCAATAAGTGGGCATATAGGAGTATCTACATTATCTGGGCAAGACTTTAATGCATCATTACGACCTGTAGTAAGAGGATCTATTAAGTCTGTATATATTGCTAATGGTGGAGTTGGTTATGGATCATCTGATATAATCAATTATAATAGACAACCTACTTTTACACCAAAGAGTGGTAAGGATGCTCAATTAATACCAATTATAAGTGTTGATGGTAAATTAACAGAAGTTATTATATTGAATGGAGGAAGTGAATACAATTCACCACCAGATTTAAAATTATTAGGAACTGGAAAAGGAACTAATATTATTCCTATTTTAAAAAATGGATCTATTGATTCTATTAAAATAGTTAATAGCGGTATTGGTCACACATCAACAAATGCTACTATAACAGTAACATCTAATGGAGATGGAGCAAAATTTTACTCTAATCCAAAAACTTGGACTATTAATAATGTAGAAAGATTAATACAAAATGATCAAATTACAACTGATGATGGAGTTGTAAGCAATGGATTAAATGAAGAGTTTGGTCTTCAATATTCTCATTTATATGCTCCTAGAAAATTAAGACAATCTGTTTATGTTAGAAGAAAAGTAGGTGATAGAGAAGTATTTGTTCCTGACTTAAATCTTGATCAAGATATAGAACAACCTTCAGTTATTCATTCTCCAATTATTGGGTGGTCTTATGATGGAGCTCCAATTTATGGACCTTATGGATATTCTGATAATTCTGGTGGACCTATTAAAATTCTTAAATCGGGATATTCTGCATCTATCTCTAGTATTAGACCAAATCCTTTGACGTCTTCTGGAGAACAAGTATATTCTGAAGGATTTTTTGTAGAAGATTATAATTATGATGGTGGAGGAGATTTGGATGAGCATAATGGTAGATTTTGCAAAACTCCAGAATATCCAAATGGAGTTTATGCATATTTTTCACTTATAAACCCTATAATCAACGATGATGATGGTTCTTTTAAAAATTATAGAAAACCTCAATTTCCATATTTTATAGGTAATTCTTATAAGTATCAACCAATAGATTATAATTTTGATAGTCAATCAAATCAAGATGTAGTAGATTTAAATAAAACAGATTTAGTTAGAAATACATCTCCATATAATTTCCTTCTAGGAGATACTAGTTATAATTTTCTAGTAGATCCTAGTAATATTCGTAAACAACTAACTTATATTAAATCCACTACTGCTGGTTCATTGGATAGTGTGGGAATTAATAGTGGAGGATCTCAATATAAAGTTAATGATGAAATAGTATTTGATGATACAAATTCTAGTGGATATAGAGCAAAAGCATCTGTTAATTTGGTTGAAGGTAAGTTTATCAATCAAATTAGTATTGCTAATACTGAGTTTTCTAATGTAGAATTTATACTCGGTAATAGTACTGGTCAATTTGTTGGTTATACTACCAACCCTCATAATTTTTATAACTCAGAAAAAGTATACATTTCTGGATTGAGTACAACTGGTATAAGAAATAATTCTTACTTCCAAATTGGAGTTTCTACCGATAGATTTAAATTATTTAAAGCTTTAGGTGCATCTTCATCTACTGGAATTGTAACTTATTTTGATTTAGATAGAGTTTCTAACTTAAGAGAAAATGATATTTTGGGAATAGGAACTGAAAGTGTACAAGTATTAAATGTTGATTTTGATTTAAATAGAATTAGGGTAAAAAGAGAATATGATTCTACTGTAGGATCTGCTCATACTGCAAATAGTCTTATTTCTAAAAAATCAAGAAATTTTAACTTTAGATCTGGAACTAAATTAGAAAATTCTAAACTAAGATTAAATAGAGAATTGTATTTTAATCCTAAAGAATCTGTTGGATTAGGAACTCTTGCTGGAGTTGGAATTGGGTCAACTTTATCATTCTCAAATCCAGGTACTGGAATAAGTGAAATATTCATTCCCACTAAATCATTATATTTTAAAAATCACGGATTAGATACAGGAGATGCATTAACTTATTCTACTAATGCAGGAGCAGCAGTATCTGTATCAACTAATGGAATTGATGGATTTGCTCTTACTCAAGGACAAACAGTATATGCAGCAAAATTGACAAATGATTTAATTGGAATATCTAGTTCAAGAGTAGGATTGGGTTCTACAGGATCTTTTGTTGGAATTGATAGCACTGCAACAGTATCTACACTTTATTTTATTGGCGTAGGAACTGGAGTATATCATAGTCTTAAGACTAATTTTGAAGATACATTAACTGGTTCTATAAGTAGATCTTTAGTTACAGTATCTACTTCTTCTACTCATGGTCTTAAGGCAAATGACAACGTTAAATTAACAGTTCAGCCAGGAATAACTACTACTGTAAAAGTAGCATATAATGATTATAATAGAAGATTAGTAATTGATCCTAGAACATTTGTTGCTGGTGATGTTAGTATTTCTAAGAACACTATTACTATACCTTATCATAATTATCATGATGGACAAAAAGTTATTCATACTGCAACTACTTCTTCTGGTGGATTGGTAGATAATAAAATCTATTATATTTCAGTAGTAGATAGAGATACTGTAAGATTATCCAATACTTATTATGATGCTCTACATTTAGATTCAAAAGTAGTTAATATTACTAGTGCTTCTGCTGGAACAATTTCTCCTATAAATCCTCCCATACAATTAGAGAAAAATTTAAAATTATATTTTGATCTTTCAGATTCTTCCTTATCTTTTACTGATGGTGGAGTTTCTTATAGTGCTTTTGATTTTAAACTTTATAGTGATCCAGAACTCAATAATTCATTCTTTACATCTGGAGAAAGTGATGAATTTAATGTAGTTAGTTCTGGAAGTATTGGTATAGATTCAAATGCAAATCTTACAGTTAAGAATGTAGAGGAAATTAATAAAACATTATACTATAATTTAATACCTACAAGTACAGATGGAAATACTTTAGTTAAAACTGAAATAATTAGGGATGTTGATGATATAAGAAATTCTAATTCTATTATTTTAACATCTCATTCATTAGAAGGAGAACATAAATTAGTCGGAGTAGGAACTACTACATTTTCATTTACAACTTCTTTAGATAATAAAAAATTAGAATATACTTCTTCCGATGGCGTATTATCTTATATTACTGATTCCCAAAATGTTGAAGGACCTATATCTAATATTGAAGTTAAGCATTCTGGATATGAGTATAGAACATTACCTGGAATAAGCACTATAATATCTGATAAGGGAAATGGTGCAATTTTAGAAACTAAAGGTATTACTATAGGTAGAATAAGTAAAAATGAAATTCAGGATATTGGATTTGATTATTCTGTAGATAAAACTATTAGACCTGAAGCTAATGTTCCTCAATTAATTAAATTAGATTTACTTACTTCTTTAGATAGTATTGGAATTGCTTCTGTTGGTAAGAATTATCTAGAAGCTCCCGATTTAGTTCTTATAGATGGATTAACCAATAAGGTAGTTGATGATGTAGATTTAGATTATAAATTAGGTGATACTAATGTTAGTATTTTAGTTAATACTAAAACTTTAAATAATGTTACTCCTAAGATAGTTCCTACTAGTAATTCTAATGGAATTAGTATTAGTAATATAGATTATAATAGCGGTACTAAAGATGTAACAATAACTATTGGAGCTAGTTTTAGTGATGCTGCTGATTATCCTTTTGAGGTGGGTAAAAAAGTAATTATTGAAGGTGTTAGTGTTGGAGTTGGTAGTACTGGTAAAGGTTACAATAGTTCAAATTATGATTACACTTTATTTGAAATTTTAGCAACAGATCCTAATATTGGAGGGTCTTTAGGTACTGTAAGATATAATTTATCTAATATTATTCCCGATGGAGAAGTTCCAGGAACATTCCAATCTAATCTTTCCTCAGCTAAAATTACAGCACAAGAAGATTTCCCAATTTTTGATATTAAATTAAAAGTTGATGAATTTGAAGATAATGAATTTTTAGTTTCTGGTTCCAAAAAAGGAATTATACAATCTTGGAATAATTCTTATGGATACTTAAGAGTATCATGTATACAAGATTTTGAAATTGGAGATTTTGTTATAGGACAATCTTCAGGCACTAGAGGAACTGTAACAGAAGTTATAAAAAGTAAATCTTTATATGATATTGGATCATCTTCTATTGTAGAAGAAGGTTTTAAGAAAAATACTGGATTTTTAAATGATAGTTTGCAAAGAGTAATCGATAGTGATTATTATCAATATTTCTCATATTCTCTTAAATCTGAAGTGCAATATGAAGATTGGAAGGAAGCAGTATCTACTTTAAATCATACAGCAGGATTTAAGAAATTTAGTGATTTAATTGTTAAAAATGATGAAGAAGTGGGAGTTGCTACTGTTCAAACAGAAACTAAGTTTGAAGTTATTAATGATTTGATATCCATAATGGATTTGAATACTGTATTTGATTTTGATCTTGTTAGAGAAAAAACTTTAACAATTAATTCTAATGTTATTTCTGATGAAGTGGTTTTTGAATCTAGAATTCTTTTGGATTATAAGGAATCTATTGGAAATAGAGTATTAACTATTGATGATATTAGTGGTGATTTTAATAATAATGCTAGAACAGATGCATTCATGTCTGTAGATACTTTCAGTCTAGCAAGTATAAGATATAAGAAGTATATTACTTTTATTAGAGATAAGAGATATACTAAAGAGAGGCAAATACTATTAGTATCTTCTCTTCATGATGATACTGGTAATATTTTCTTAAACCAGTATGGTAGAGTTGAAACTAACACTGACCTTGGGGAGTTTGGTGGAGATTTAGGCTCCTTTGATATGGATATTGCTGGTGATGATGGAAGATTGCTATTCTTCCCTAAGAAGTTTAAATTTAATAATTATGATGTTTCAAATGTAGCATTTAATATTTCTGATAGTGTTGCTGGTGTAGGTTCTACTGGATTGGGTGGTATTGTTAATATTACAAGTAGTACTACAACTATACCTTTAGGAATTACCACACAGCATAGTATTGTATCTTTTGCTACTACTTACAGAGGATCTAAGGTATTAGTATC